GAGAAGGCCGATGGCATCTGCTGCCACATGATGCGCGGGTGTCGGGAAATCGACGCCCCGTCGAAGGCGTCGCCGTTGTTGACGATCGCAGCCGGCTGCAGCTCCTTGATCGCCCACAGCAGCCCGCGAAACGCGGTGGTGCGCAGCCCTGGCCAAAAATGCGCGTCGCTGAACACCAGCACCGTGCCGTTGCGGATCCCGAGGTTGAGACGGTTGGCGTAGTTGCCGCCGACGGACTGGAACCGGCCCGCCTGGTTGCCTTCAATGCTCAGGCTGATGTTGTACTTTTTTTCGATGTTGCGCCGGCGCAGGTAGACATTGCGAGGCGTGACGCCGATGGCCTTGGACATCTTGACCGGCGACCGGAGCTCATTCCACAGCTGAATGAAATCCTTGTCGGAAAGTTCACGTTTCATCTGGCAGTTGAGCGATGAGGTTTTCGAGCACATTGATCACGCGGTGCTCGGCGGTCTCGATCGCGCCGTCGATGCTGCGGTGATCAGCTGCGGTGACGATCAAGTCAAAAAGGAAAACGTGCAGCACCTCGTGCAGTGCTGTCTTGCTGAGTGAACCTGAGTTGATCTCCTCGCCTGCCCAGTCGCCCAGCCGGTAAGTCGCGAGCCTTGCGCCGGGATGACACTCGACCTCGGCCATTGCCCCGCGCTGGGCCGGTTTCTGGCCGCGCTCGATCCGCCAGTCGCGCAGGTTCAGCACCCGCTGCCACTTGGCGACGTAGCGGTCGAATTCGGCCACCTGCTCGGCGGTCGGTCGGTTCTTCACAATAGCTCGGCTTCGGCCTTTCGCCGTCTGACCAGCCCCGGCAGCACCTTGCCGCCACCTCGCACCCAGCGCATGAGCTGCTCGCGGGATGCGTCCCAGTCCTCGGCCAGTATCGTCCGCCGCAGCGTGCTCGTCTGCAGCCGGCCGACGCCGAGGTTGTAAGCGAAATCGACGATCGCGTTACACCGTTTCGGGTGCAGCGCCAGGTTCGGGCAGGCCCGGAGCGTGCCCGGCAGGTAAGTGTGCCGGAGCTCGTACATCAGCAGATCGTCGGCGGCTTGCCTCGTGATCGGTGAATCCTGCAGCGATACGCGACGGCCGTCCTCGTAATAGGTCGAGCCGTAGCCGATCGTCGGGATCCCCGCTGGGCACAGATACGGCCGAGCGCGGAACCCTTCGAACTCACGACACAGTGCTGCGGCAATGCTCAGATCCGTCAACCTTGCGAAACCTTCTTGAACAGAGAAGCCGGTACCCGTGCGATGTCAGCGTCCGACCACGCGAATTGAATGAATTGGCCCACCTGGCGCCAGCACCCCGTTGTCGTTTTGCCGTCCTGATGGTACAGCGCCAGCATTGCGCCATCTTGACAGTGCGCATTCTGGTCGTGGAGCTCGACCCGAACCTTGCCGTCGGTGGCTTCGGCAATCACTGCCGCCTGCGCCATCGAGACCGAGAGACACAGAGCAACAGCGATCGACTTCATGAGACCCCCTACAAAAGAGATCGTTTCTCGAGCGTGCGATTCAGAAAGTGATAGTTCAGAATCCCGGCCACCAGCGCGACAAAATCAGGTGTCATCACCAGCCGGAACACGTCGTCGATCGACCCGCCGCGAGCGATCAGAGCGGCCGCCATGACGATCTGCATCGACAGGTAGACGCCGACCAGCGCATACGTCACGACGGGCCGCACGCTGGCCGATAGCCTGGCTGCCCAGCCGCCGGCGGCCTTCGTCATATGGGTCTGCTGCTCGATCGCCGACTTGAAGGCGTCGATCACTCCGGTGTCGAGCGCCGCCTCGCGCTGCGCTCCGATCTCGGCGAGCTTCTGCTGGCCGCGTTGGGCCTCGAGCTCACACTGCTTGCCGAACATGGCGAGCTCGTGCGCCCGCTCGTTTTTTCGGTCCATCCATTTAAGAAATTCCGGCGCCAGACGAAACAGGCCGCCAATTAGCGACCCGATTACACCCCCGCCCAGCATCTCGATCATCGAGGCACCCATCCGACCCATGTTGCCAGCTTGGTGGCTGCGGCGCCGATGGTAGCGGCAATGCCTGCCACCAGCATCAGCGCTTTCCATCCACCATGAGCCTCTGACAGCATCCGCTTGATCTCGGCGATGTCGGCCCGGAGCGCGTGAACCTCGCGTTCAAGCGCTTCGATCTGAGCATCGTGCCGACCAACCTGATGATCGAGTCCCATTGTGTAATTTTAGCGCAAGGTGGCGTGATTGGTGCAGGTAAACCGTGAAAATTAGGTTTTGATTATGTAGTTCACGACAAGGCTGGGCTGCAGGATATTGTGAGCGGCGCCGCCGCCGGTGCTGGACGAAAGGCCGATTGTCGCGGCCGTTGTGGTGCCGCACATGATGTAATCATTGCCGCCGCCGAAATCCGCTTCTCGAGCAACCGTTTCGCCAGCGACAAGCGGCGAGGTGGTGCTAAGGTCGCTGACAATAAAGTGCTGGTGCGCCGGCATCTGCGCTTCTGTCAGCGTATGCGTCTCAGCCCCGCCCGTGTTGCCCCTCGCATTGCCCAGCGTAGCCGTGCCAGTGCCGCCAGCTCCGACCGGTACACGCCGCCGGAAGTCGGGCACGTTGAACGTTGTTGAACCGTCGCCGGATCCGTAGGTCGTGCTGAGCACCGCGAACAGGTCAGCGTAAGTCGTCCGCGAGACCGCGGATCCGTCGCAAATCAGGTACCCGGTCGGAGCTGTGCCACCGGCATACAGTTTGATCGTGCCCGACGGGTCGACGGTCGTGGCCAGCGGGAACAGGGTAACCCAGGCCGAATTTGCCGCATTCCGCTGCTTGAGCATTCCGGTCGTCGTGTCCGCCCAGAGCTGATAGGCGTAAGTCGTGGCCGGCGTCGTGGCGCCCGAGTTGACGGTGGCGACAGCCGCCAGCGCGTTGTTGAGATCGGCGCGGAACTGCGCGCCGGCCTGGTTGTCGAGAACGTAGTCGTGTTGGCTCACTTGCAGTCCTTGTAATTAGGAGACGCGAACGAACATTCCAGGAACCCAGTAATAAAAGCCTTCCGGGTCGTAGATGTATGATGGTCTCGCAACACAGCGCCACGTTCCAGTCGGTGTAGTTCCGCCAGCTCCGTATGTTGTTGTGGCGCTTACTGTGGAATACCCAAAAAAGTCGCCTCTTAAAGTGGATCCAAAAGTAAAGTTATATCTCAACGTCGAACCAGCGACGGTATCGCCCACGTTAATTGGAGCGCTCGTTGTCCCGGGATGCGCACCAGGCACATAGACCGCCGCGATATAGTTGCCGATGTTCCCGATCGTCGTGTTGGTGATCGCCCCAGCTTGACCGTTCAGCTGGGTCACGCCACTGGAAGCGACGCCAGTAACATCGAAGTTCGACCCGTTGATTGCCCCGATGGTGACCCATGCGTTATTGGCCGCGTTGCGCATCTTGAGCTGGGCGGCGGTCGTGTCGTACCAGAGCATATAGGCGACGGTCGTCGTCGGCGCGGTGGCGCCTGAGTTCAGTGACAGGATCGCGGCGAGCACATTGTTAAGGTCAGCCCGCACCGTGCTCCCGGATCCGTTGGCAATGTCATAGTCGTGTTGGCTCATTGTGCCCTCTTACGTTGTCTTGTATCCGAAACCCTTGGCGATCCAGTCCATCGTCCTCGCGACGTTGGTGCCGGCCGAATTCTTGAATGCGACGGTGAACCCGGTTGATGATTGACCGGAGACGACCAGGTAATCGCCGGTCGCGAGATTATAGGGAGTGATCGCGACCGCTGGCGTGTCGTAGAACGCATTCGTGTAGGTCACCGTCAAACCGCCGACGCCGACCGATACGTTCTTCGCGCTTTCAATGCGGTCTGGCACGTCGATCGTGACGCCCAACTCGGAGAACTCGACCTGCGTATATGTGTCGGCCCCGCGATCGACGATCATGCGGAACTTGAACGCTCGCGCGGTGTAGTCGCCGAGATAGAACTGCCGCCACTCGGACCAGGTCGGCGTTCCGGCCGGGTTGTCGTTGGTCGTGGCCACCTCGAAGGTAGCCGAGGCGTCGCCGAGGATGATCTCGGCGTCGAAGTTCGTGATTGCGTCCCAGTCCAGCCAAGTGTCGACATAGTCGGCTGTCACGTCGCCCAGATCGATGTCGCCCAGCGTATCGATGGCCGGCCAGCGATCGACGACGTTGGCCAGGTTGATCGTGTCGGCCGCGAAGTTGACCGAAACTCGGCTTGTGTACACCGCCCCGATGTCGATGTACGAGGCGAACTCGTACATGCCAGACTGCACGGTCGGATCCGGGAATACTTCGCCTTCCTGATAGGTGCCGGTCGTGAAGTCGAGATCGAGCGATGGCGTCGGGATGTATTCGAGCTTGAGCTTGTTCGACTCGACGAACATATCCGTTTTTGTGCCGGAAAAGCTCGGGTGCTGGCTGTTCGCGATAACCGCGTTGTACTGGATGATCGATAGCGTCTGACTGACGACCTCGGCGGCGTTGGCGGAAAGCTGGCCGCTGCTGTCCATCGCCCGCGCAAGGTAGGTGCCCGCGGCAAGCGGCACGGTGCCGCTGTTCGATCCGCCCGAGAATTCTGCCACGGGTATCGCGGTGTTCCAGCTGGCACCTGCCGACAGCTCAGAGAAGCGGATAACTATCTGGCCGCCGATCCGAACATCGAGGTCCGGGTGCAGATTCCACTGCAGCAGGCCGGTCGCGCCCTGCGCCACCAGCTGAAAACCGGTGATGTCCGCAGGCTTGGCGGTCTTGCCCAGCACAGTGGCCGAGAAGGTATAGGGCAGCGACCGCTTGCTGAGCGCGTTGACCGCGTAAATGGTGATCGAGTACGTCCCGATCTCGCAGTCCAGCAGCTCAAGCGACGGAGCGGTCGCGACCTGCTCGACTACGTTTTGCCCTTCGATCCGGTACTGCACGAGGTAGGTCGCCGCGTAGGCGACCGGCGACCAGCTGATCGAGGCGCCGACCTTAACGTCGGTCGGTGTCGTGTAGAGGTATTCGGACAGTGACGCGACGGTCACCGGCTCCGGTGGATCGTCCAGCGAGGTGATGCTGCGCGACTGCAGCACGAGACCGTTCTCGACGGCCGCGTACTTATCCGGGTCATGGCGCACGCCGGTGATCTCGATCTCGCCCTCAACCTCGCTGATCGTGACGACCCGGAAGGTCTGCGCCTCGACGCTGGTGCCGGAGATCAGCCATTGCGCCCCGGCTTGCGGTGCTGCACTCAGCGCCGACGCCAGGGTGACCGACTGGCCCACCGAGCTGGACACCGTCCGCGACTCGACCGTCCCGTTGGGCAGCATCACGAACATGGTCCAGGTTCCAGCACCCAGCACCAGCGGCGCATCGACCCCGACGACCGTCGTCGTGGCGGACACCACGCGGCCGCCCAGCCGGGTGCCAGCGCGAGCCGAGTCGGCGACCTTGATGATCTGACCAGGTCTGACGACCGCGCCCTCGATGCCCGTGCGGAACGACACCGTTTCCGACTCGTAGCGCTCGGAGTACAGCAGCCAGCGGCCGACCCGGTTCGCCTGGCCGCGGCTCGTGCAACCGACGGCCACGACCTCGGTGGGCACCACGCCGAACCGCGCAATCGCCTCGGCGTCCTCGACGTATTCGATTTTCTGCTTGTACAGGTCCGCCGGGTCGTTCCACGTCACCAGCGCGACCGTGTGCCGGGCCTTGGCGCTGGCGCCCGAATAGGTGAAGCGGCCCTCGATGACGTTGGCTTGCGTGTACAGCGCCACCGGGTCGCTGGGCGCGTCCTGCGCGACCGTCAGAGCGCCCGATGCCCAATAGACCATCGATCTGAAGCAGCTCGCCAGGTCTTGCACGACCTTGAAGGCTTCCGCGCGGCTCTGCAGGTACAGGTTACAGGTGAAGCGCGGCTCGAGCCCACCGAACCCGTCGTTCACCAGCTGGTCGCAATACTGGCTGATCGTGTACAGCGCCCACTTGTCGACCTGCGCGGTCGGTATGTAAGTGCCCAGCCCGTAGCGCTCATTCGTGACCAGGTCGTAAAAGCACCATGCCGGGTTATCGGTCCACTCGGTCTTGAAGGTGCCATCCCAGACCCCGGTGTACACGCGGGTCGTCGGGTTGTAGTTGACCGGTACCTTGACCTTGATCAGCTTGACATCGTAGCCGCGCGTCGGCACGCCCTGGAATGCTGCCGCGTCAAACCGAATCGTGACGATCGCCGAGTTCGGATAGCGGAGCTTCGCCTCGATGATCTCGGTGTAAGTGTCCCAGAAGGTTTTATTCTGGATCTTGAGGTTCGTGCTGTCCGCCGTGATCCGGCGCACGCGGATATTCCACGGTGCAGATCCGGTCAGCGCGATCTTGTAGGCCCGTTGATATTTGCTCGTCGCCTTGCCGTCGATCGTGTCGGTCACCTTGGTGACGTAGCTGCCGCCGCTCGCCTGGACATCGATCGCGATCTGCACCGAAGTGCCGACCTGCGATCCGTCATCCTTGGCGCGATAGAGCGCCGGAACGCTCAGGATCACCCGAACCGCGTTGACATCGGAGTTCGAGACCGTCCGCACGACCGAGGTCGATGCCGTAACCTCGGTGGCCACGTTGAGCGACGACTCGATCGCCGCGGCGTCCGGGATATAGGTCTGCGCCTGCGTCCCCGGCCGGGTTTCGTAGCTCACATTCTCGAAATTCCGGCTTCCGTCGGCGTTCTCGAGCGGCGTGCCGTTGAGATAGATCGACTTGGCGCCATTGACCAGGCCGACGATCTCGCCCTCGGAGATCAGATCGACGATACGCGCGAACGACTTTGATCGTAGGTCGCTCATGCCTCGATGTCATCCACTGATAAGCCGGCGCTGATCACCGCGCTGCCGACGATGAGCCGACCGTATCCGATCGGCACCGGGTGCCCCTGCGATGTCGTGTTGACCGCGCCGTCGAAAACGAAGGACGGCTCGCTCGCGTCTGCGACACCAGGGGAGGGAGGCGTCGGTGCGAGCAGCTGCGAGATCCCGCCGAGTGCAAGCGAGACACCGATACCGAATGCGACTTGGCCGATCAGGCCCGAGAACACGAGCCCTTGACCGGCCACCAGAGCGACGCCACCGGTAAAGAATGCCGCCGCGATGATCGCGCCGCCGATCAAGATACTGGCCAGCGGGTTGCCGCCACCAGCGCCGGCGATCACCGGAACGATCTTGATGGTCTGCCCAGCTGGGTCATGCAACTGGTCGAGGTTGACCGCGTCCCGGTTCGACAGGATCCGATAGCCGACGTTCCGCTCGTGGCTGCTCGACAGGAATCCAGCAAAGTCCCGGAAGTTCGCGCACAGAGCTCGAATAGCTTCGGCCGGAGACCGAACATCGAGTCGGTGCATCCGGCCGAACCTCTTTCCCAACTCACCTTGAAGGATGATTGTCCGCATGTCTCAGAACGTGCGTCACTCGGCGCCGCCATTGATCGTCGAATATGTCCCGGCCAGATAAGCGGCCGCGAACGTGATGCAAGATCACATTATCCCCCAAATAGACCGCGGCATGGTTCGGAACTTTGCTCGCAGCCTGCATCAGCAGCGCGTCGCCAGGCTGCAGCTTGGCGAGCGGTATCTCGTGAAACCCTTCATCGGCGAAGTGCTGCGAGTATAGATCATCGCCCCGCAGCCACCACTCCTCGGCACGGTCGTAGTCTGCCAGATACAGCGAGCAATTGATCCTGTACCAATCCTGTATCAGTGTGTAACAGTCTGATACACCGTGAACCCATTCGCGGCCGATCAGGTCGCGCGTGTAACCGGCCGGCTCGAGGTAGGCCCAGCGGTTATCGGGAACCCGCACGATATGCCAGGGTAAGCCGCTCGCCTCGCAGGCCGCCCGATCGATGACGCTCGGCGCCTCGGGCATGTCCGGGTGACTGTGAACGACCGCCAGAATCTCGCCGGCGTCGCACGCCCTGGCGTAGTCCCGCGGATCCAGCACGAAACACTGAGCCGCGTTCGATATGTTGTCGCACGGGTGATACACCGCGCCACGGCTCGCCTTAACGACCAACCCGCACGCCTCGCGCGGATACTCGGCCATCGCGTGCTCGTAGGCGTCCGCCTTCACCGGGTGAGCCCCGCAGACGGGAACGCTCCGAAGGGAAGCGGCGCGTACTGGCCGAACCGCAGCTTGCAGCTGGACAACCGCTTGCCGCAGGCATCGAGCGCGAGCGACCCGACGACCTGGTCCGAGGTGTTCCAGTAGTTCGTGCCCGCGTATCCGCACTCGGTGCCGCGGTACTTCCAGACGCAAACATTCTGGATGATCTGTCTGCGCGGGAGCTGGACACCGGCCACGTCGAACGCGGCCGCCAGCTCGAACTCGACGAAATCCTTGGTCTCGACGGTCTTGCGATCGACGTAATAGATCTCGTCCGAGAACTCAGCCGTCGGGTCCGCAGTGCTCGAGCGCACCCGGTAATCCTGCGCGGTGAAATTCAGATCCAAGCTCTGCGCGTTGAAGTTCGCATCGTCGAGGAACTTGGCCAGCGTGCGCTTGCGGGTGAGCTTGGCGCCCAGCAGGTCGTCATAGCTCAGCACCAGCGCCGTGATCGTGCCGGCGACGTTGGCGACCGCCAGCTTTGGCCGCGGCAGCTGACCGTTGCCCGAGTAGTCGAACCCGCTCGCCTGTATCGGGAACGCGGTATAAGTGTTGCTCTGCCAGACGATATTGCCGCTCAGCTGGTTGGTGCCCGCATGAAACCGCAGCAGGCTCCCGCCGAACGCGGTGCAGTCCAGCACAAAAAGCTCGATGATCGCGCTCGGTGCGAGCTTCTGGATCTCCGTCTTGATCGCCGCAGCCGTCACTCGAACACCTGTTCAAACGTCGCGCTTATCGTGTTCAGATTGAACCGGTTCATTGTTTTCTGCCATTCGCGGCACACGACCTTGATCGACGCGGTCGAGTCCGGTGGCGTCCAGGTGAACGCCTCGACAGCACCTCGAGCCGACAGGAACCCGGTGATCGCCGCCGTGTCCGTGTTCGACCGGTTGGCGAAGGTCAGCGCCCAGACCTGCGCCTGCGTGTTGATCCCGTCCGCCTGGCGCTGCTCGTACCCGTCGCCGAACTTGGCGATGCGCACCCGCGGCTTGACCGTCTGCTGGGCCGAGTAGTCTGGCGCGTAGGTGAATGTCGTCATGTTAGCCCGCCAGCAGCCCGCCGGGCCGCTTCTGGTTGATCAGCTCCGACTTGACGACCCCCGCGATGATGCGGCCCAGCTGGCCAGCGCCGTCGTTGCTCTGCACGGTCGTCGAGCCCGACTCGACGTTGACATTGACCACGACATCACCGCCGCCGCCCTGCATCGTGACCGGGATCGACCGGCCGTCGGGCAGGGGAACGTAAGCCTCAGGCATTGAACCTTCGCCGAACATGGCGAGCTGAGGACTGTTGGCGATGCCGCCGGATGCGTACCGACGGAGCGGCATCGGACCGTCGGCAGTCATCACGCCGCCGCTTGCGAACGGTGATGCGTAGCCGACGCCGCCGAACATTCCGCCGATCGCCCCGAACAATGGTTGCGTGATCGTCCGGTACACGGCCATTCGGATCAGGTCTTGGATGATCGAGTTCGCCATCGACTTGAACGAGCTCTGAGCGCCGGTCACGAAGCCCGCGATCGCGTCCGCGCTCGACTTGCCCCAGCCCTCAATCGCCGACTGCAGGTCGTCGAACAGTCCCTTGCCGGCGTCCTTCATCTTGTCGGTAGCCTCATCGAAGCGGTCTTGCGCCTTGAACACCGCGCGACTGTAAGTGTCCCAGTCGATGTATCCCTGCTGCAGCATCTCGTTGAGCTTGGCCAGCTCAATGTTCAAAGCCTCGGCCGGCGTGCGGGTCTCGGTATAGAGCCGCTTGGCCTCGTCCATGCGCTGCTGCTCGCGGCGCAGCGCGTCCTGAGTGAGCCGCGCAAGATCCTGCTCGCGTTGCTTCTCCGCTTCCTGCTGCTGGGCGAGCGCCTGGCGCTGATCGAACAGGCGGCCCAGCGACTGCAGCTCCTGGTCGGTCATGCCCAGCCGATCGCCTTGAAGCAATAGCAGCGCTTTTTCCCCCAGCGTCAGCTTGGTGATCTCATCCTCAAGGCGGCTTAGCATCTGCAGCCGCGCCTCGGCCATGCGCAGCGCTTCCCGGTCGGGCTCCGCAGGCTTGCCGATGGCGGCCTCGACCAGGCCCGACTTGGTGGCGTCAATGCCCGGAGCAGGCCGCGCTGCGTCCTCGGCGCGCTTCTTGATCACCAGCAGCTGCCGGAGCTCCTCCTCGGCCACCGCGATCTGCATGCGCACGTCGGTCACGTCGCCGAATATCGCCTGGTTCAGCTTGTTGGCGAGCGTGTCCTTGGTCAGGTCTGCGAACAGTTCCCGCAGCCGCGTGAGCCTGCCTTGCACCTTCTCGATCGAGGCGTCGACGTTCTTGAAGTCAGTGCCCAGCTCGATGACGACCTGGCGACCGGCGCCAAAAATCTGATCGAAGATCCCGCCGCCGTCCTTCTTGATCTGCAGCAGCGCATCGGTGAGCCGCAGCATGTAGGGCATCAAGTCGTTGGCGATCGCTCGGCCCAGCGCACCGGTGGCCGACCCGAGCAGGGTCATGTTGTCTTGGTATTCCTTGGCGGCCGCCGCGAACTCGGTCGAGATCTTGGATTTCGTCTCGTCGAGCCGCTGGTTGAGCTCGGTCAGGAACGGCAGCAGGTTGGTCGCCGACTTGCCGCCGAGCTCGGTCATCACCTTGCTGATTAGCACCGGGTCCAGACCGTCGATCGACTGCGCGAGCTTGATCAGCAGGTCATCAGCCCGGATGATCTGGCCGCTGGCGTCCCGGACATCGACGCCCAGCGCTCGGAATATCTTCGCCAGCTGCTCGTTGCCAGTCGCGGCGTCGACGGCGTTGTTCGAGAGCTTTTTCATGGTGTCGGCGATCGACTCCATGTCGGTGCCAGACAACCGCGCCACAGTGTTGAACCGCGAGAGCTGCTCGACCGATACGCCGGTCTTGATCGACAGGTCCGCCAGGTTAGCCGCGGCGTCGATCGCGCCCGTGACTAGGCGGCCCAGCGAAGCCACTCCGGCGGTCGCAGCGAGCGCCCCGAAGCTGGCCCGCAGCCCCGCGAACGCGGTCCCGGCCTTGTCTGCGGCGCCCTGCAGCCGCTCCATGCCGGTCTTGAGCTGATCAATTGCCTGCTGCCCGGTCACGCCCGCCGTGATCCGCAGAGCAACGGCCATATCCATCGCCATATCAGCCCCTCGCGTTTAGCACGTTAAGCGCTGCGATTTCCATCGCCTGTAAGTCACTCATCATCGCAGCCTGGTCCGTCACAGAGTAGATTCTAAACAATGCTTCAGCCGCTTGATAGTTGAGCCCCAGGTAAGCCGGTCCCGCGATGACGTTCCATTGCGTCTGCAACCGCATGAACATCACCACAGTGTCCGCATTCTCCTCCCAGACCCCGAAATCTGTATCGGTATCTGGCAACCCTTGGACGACTTGAAGCGGTGCCCCGAATGCTGCCAGATCGTCCGCCGACTCATCGATGACGCCGCCCCGCGCCCAATGCCGAGCGGCGTCCGTTAGTTTTTTCGCTTCGCTCCCGCGAGAGACTGAAACAGCGCCATCACGATCGACGCGGCCACCATCGGGATGTCCAGCAACTGGTCGAGCGCGGCCTCGGAGTAGGGCACCGGGTTCGCGCCATCGGTCACCCCGGACCAGCCCACCACGACCTCGCGCACCAGGTCCACGTCGCGGATCTCGCTGCGCTCGATCTGGCCGCGGATCTCCTCGAGGCGCGACTGGCTCAGCCGCTTGAATTCCGCGTCGAATGTCGCCTTCTCGGTCCGCCCGCCGTCGACCGGCAGCTCGACGGTCACCGGCCAGGTGTAGCTCGTTGGTTGAATGATCTTGAACATCAGGCCCAGATCCTTACAGGGTTCGCCGGCGTGACTTTGAAGGCGTCCAGCTCCGGCACGAGGTGATCGGCCGCCAGGCGCACGTTGACGTGCCAGCCGTCGATCGGCGCCATCTCGGGCTGCTCGCCCATGTTGGTCTCGATCGTCTCGCCGGTCGGCTTGTAGATTGTGCCCACCGTGTCGATCGCAGCGCCGGGTGCGGGTGCGTGGCCGGCGGGCTGCAGGATGGTGCCTTCGGCGTCCAGCAGCGCCTGCGTCTCGATGAGGAGCCCAGCGGCGAGCAGCTGCTCGGTGGCCTCTTGTTCCGAGGCGAACCGCAGCATCAGGTCGTTCCAGAGCGGCACGGGAGGGGTCAAGGGGAGATCGTCAAGCATGGTGTCCTCACGCGGTCAGGGCTTGGAGCTCGGCGTTAGTAAGGCGTCTTGGATATACAGCGATGCGACGGATATGGCCGTTCCAGCGTTCATCGCCTATGCCAATAAGCAATTGAGTAATCGTGTTGAAATTTGTCATAGACGCAGATGAACTTGTTAAAGCCGCTTGACCATTTACAGAAAATGCATTGCTTCCTGTTTTCCCAGCCAATGCTGCCTTGAAAGTTGTATTTGGAGTTATTGCAAACGAACTTAAAATGTATTCAAGCGACCCAGATGTTGCGTTTCTCGATATTGCAAAAAAGTTACCTGTATTTGGATCTTTAAACATTCCAAAAGCGTTTACTGAACTTGAGCTGAAACTAAACGGCCAAATGTAATCAGGGTCTGCCAATGACAAAACTGATGCCTCAAGCAATACGGTCATTTCCGTCGCATTAAACCACGGCGACAACGTATTCACACTCGCAACATCCGCGCTTCGTGTGACGGAGGCGGCGACAGTGGGGATGTAGCTGGTGGCGAAGGAGCCGGATTCGAGTTGGGCGCCCCAGATGTAGATGCTGTCGCCAGCATTGGTGCTTGATCCGCTGAAACCAAAAATAACAATTTCAGAAGTATCAATAGATGTCTTTGTTATCGAGCATCGATACCATCCGTTTCCTGCCGAAACGATTGCCCCGGTTCCAGAGGAAACCGTCCCAGTTGAAAGATTGAACACAGCATCAGGAGACGATCCGCTTCCTCGAAATTCAATAGACAGCAATGATGTGGTGTTTGCTTTTGCGTAAATCGAAACCGTATATACATTTCCGCTAACAACCGTTTCAGTCCTAAAAACACTGCTATAGCCACCGCTGCCGGCCGTGAACGTATCGGCTGTATTTGTTCC